TGTTAGACAGAAAAGATAATCTCGCCGGCTGTTGGCGACTTCAGAACCAACTTCCTGCAGTTCAAGCGCCCGCTGCCATGCTTCCCGCCTATTAAAAGAAGCGTTAAAGACAACTGACCTGGAAAAATCTCCGGTTTCTGCATTTTGAAAGATTGCTGTGTAAGTCATCGCATTGGATCCTGCTCTGGGTGGTTGTCAAAATAAAATCGCAAGACTTCTCTGAGCGGAATAGAATATACTTCGCTAGGGTCAGTTGCGTCAAAGTGTGAACCAGGACCGTCTGCGTAGTCCCAAGATCTATTTTGAATTTCAATTACCTCTTCTGCACCTGTCCTAGAAAGATAACTAATTTCACAATCTAATGCATCATCAAAAACTGAGCCATCACTTAATACAACGAATGGCCCTGCTTCAACTTCTAGATCGATTTCCATTTGTAACTTGTCTCCTATGTTTGTTATTTTATACTTTACTTTTTACTTTTACACTCAAGAATAAATATCTTTTTCAAAAGATTGAGCATCAGTCCAATTGTGTGTTTTAGGGTAACCTAGCTCTTTCATCTTTAGCCAAAACTTTCGTCCATGACCTTTCTCATTATGAAACTCATATGCCCATATATGACACATCTCATGAATCATGACTTTTCTTAAAAATCTTGGCGTCCACCTATGAGATTTTTTAATTTCAATTCGTGTAGGTCGCATTCTTCCCCCTGCTTCGAGAAGATAAAATGCCTTGCCCAGTGTTTTTCTAAGTCGACCGTTCATTTTGACTTCGATATGAGGAAGCTCGCCATTAAAGATCTCTTCATTCAACTCAGCATAAAGTGCCTTGATAGAATTGACCGGCCTATTATCTTCTGAAAAGACTACCTCGTTTCTATACATCTGTCGCTTTGCTTCTTCAAGCATTGCTTTGCGAGCTTTCTTTTTAGAGATAGAAAACATACTTCACCTTCCGTTGTGGGTATATTATAAACTCTTTTTTGTATGCTTGCACGCGCACACGCGTGTGCAAGACATCTTGTGCTAAATCATTTCCGGACTATAAGAAAACTTAATTGTTCTAATTCCATCACAGTTTTCTCTGATTTGTTTTTCAATCACATGCTCAAATTGATTCATGTCTCTAATATCTAGATAACCATTTGTAACTTCTGATGAAAGCTTTATTTTTTTCACCGAAGATTCTTGAAGAATGTCGCATTTAGAAATTACAAGATGTGTCGTTCCTGTCATATTAACTGCACGAACTAATCTGTCAAGGTTTAGCCAGTTAACAGCGCGCTTTCTTCCTGTAGTGACGCCAAACTCTTTCCCAAGTTCTTGGAGAAAAGATAGGTGAAAGTCTTCTGAAAGGTGATCAGGAAACTCAGGGTCTTTCCCAGATCTTGTATCATATGCTTTTGCGCATCCCCAGATTTTTCTAATCTTCTGGGGTGGAAACCCTAAACTGCATGCTGCGTAAGGAAGGGTATTAGAGGAAGTAACATAAGGGTAGTTCCCCCAGTCAATGTCAAGCCAGATTCCTTGTGCGCCTTCACAAAGTATTTTTGCTCCAAGGCTTCTTGGAGAAGATTCAAATTTTTCATTCCACAACAGATCAGAAGACAGCACATTACATGCTCTTTTGCCCCATCTATTCGCCTTTGCTGAATAAGCAGGACCAATACCTGACGATGTAGTGCCTAATCTTTCAGAGTACCCACCAGAATCTTCATTTTTGTGTGCATCGGTGACAATGTGCGTTCTGGGCGAGACTTTTACAAGTGATGTGTCAAACCCAGCATCTTTTAGATATTTAAGTTCTTTAAAAAAAGATTTTACGTGTAAGACGCATCCCGGGCCAATAACTGATTTGACTCCATGAAAAATCCCTGCAGGAACAATGTGGGTCTTGTACTTCTTACCATCTACATAAATAGTGTGACCAGCATTTGAACCACCTGCCCACCTGCAAACATAGTCATAGTCTTCAATGTCTACTAGACGAGAAGTGACTTTTCCCTTTCCTTCGTCTCCCCAAGCGAGACCGCAAACAACATCGACAAAATCAACCCCACTCATCGACATTCCTCCTTACGAATGATTGGATATCGCCTGCACCCACCATTGTATCAACAACTTGATTCTTATAGATTGCTAGAAAAGTCGGAAGCCCGCGAACATTGTACTCGCCGGCGATGTCATTACAACCTTCACTGCCCGCCTCGTACTTAGTAAACTTAACTGTTTTAGAACTAAAATCTTCAGAAGCTTTATTGTATTTAGGTGACATCATTTTGCATGGACCACACCAGTTTGCCCAGAAATCAATAAAAACAAGATCATCAAAGTCGATAACTTCTTTCTGAAAGTTATTGTCATTTACATTAATCATTTATACTCCACAGCATGGCCTTCATCAAGAAGCCACTGATTTAAAGATTCTTCTACATCTGGCTCGTATATTTCTGCAAGCCATCGCCCATATTTTCCTTTCTTGTCTTTTGTAGTTTTGACTACAACCCACTTGTTAGAGATTCTGGACCTGACAATGTCTCTAACTTTTAGACCCTCAGGCCGTGATTCTCCACGAACTTCAGGCGTATTTATTCCTATAAGACGAAGTTTCTGGTTTCGCATAATCATATTAAAGCCTAAATCGATGTCGCAAGTAATAGTGTCGCCATCATAGACTTTTCTAACAAATGCTCTATACTCATACATATGTTGCGTTCCAAAGCATTGAAACAAACCACACTATGCCAAGAATTGCAACAGTAATTCCTACATACTCCATAGGGTCTTTGTTCATTTCTTTTCCTGTAAATTATTAAAACGTTCAAGTTCGCATGCAATCTTTTCCAAAGCCTTAATCAGCCGGGGGAGCTGTCCGTCAAAAAAAGACCTTCCCATGATTGTTTGAAAGAATTTTGGTCCCATGTGTAACTCCTTAAAAGTGGCGGAGAAGGTGAGATTCGAACTCACGGTAGGCGTTAACCTACGCCGGTTTTCAAGACCGGTACCTTAAACCACTCGGTCACTTCTCCATAGAGTGGAGCCGCTTAACAGATTTGAACTGTTGACCTACGGTTTACAAAACCGTTGCTCTGCCAACTGAGCTAAAGCGGCATAATTACTCTTAAAGACAGCCCATAATTCTTGAATCAATCGTGTATTGATCAGAATCATTCGTCGCTTTGATCCATTTCATTGCTGCAGACCTGCCTTCTTTTTGTGTCTTGTACTTTTCGTCTGACCCTGTAAAAAAAGTAGGACCAACTGGATTTTTATTCTTGTCTAATATCTGAATTACGTACATGTGTTTCCTCACTCTTATATTATAGCAAAACTCTTAAATGTTTACACTCAAAAGCTTATTCAAAACGAATTTTCCATTCATCAAAAGTCATAGAAAGAGGTTCACGATAAGGCTGAATTGAAAAACTATGACATGGGCCTGGCTTTTGCTCAATGTGATTCAATGCTTTTTGAGCATCTTCTTTAGTGACAAAGATTATTTTATTGTAGTGTTCATCACCCGATACAGATGTCATTGAAAATGTTAGTGTGTGTTTCATTTTTCGTTCTCCGGGTATCATGTAGGATCAATAAGCCAAAGAGGACAAGTAATTTTCTTACCTTCTTTAAAATCGCTTCTTTTTTGAACGTCTACCCAGCCTTCAGGAGTTTCAACAGAACATGTTCTATCATCACACTGGTCAATGACACACTTTGGTTCACTCGGTGTGTCGTATGCCATTGCAATCGGACATGCTGTCAGAGGCAGGCACAACATTGGCAAAACTATACTTTTCATTTTTCTCTCTTTAATAGGGTCTTTCTGTGAGGATCATCTTGGCCCACTTACCGTTCCAGTCTGTGTACCTTACACGGGTAATACCACTTTTGTATAGGTGAGTTTGGCAAAAACGACACGGCTTTGCCATCGTTGGCGTTCCGTCTTTTAAAAATCTTATAACGTAGACTACTTCACCTTTTTTAAACTTAACGCGGTCACAAAGTATCATTTCTGCATGACCACAGCTTGCTGTCAGCTTATATCCTTCGTTGTAGACTCTAAAGAATTTAGGTGAGGACTTTGACTGATTTGTAGTTGCAATTATTGAATTGCCATGCTTGACAAAAGCGACAACGTAATAAGGTGTTGTTCCTTGCTTGGGAGCAATCTTAGAAACGGTCTTGTACTAGACGCACCATATTCATAACTACCTTCCTGTTATTATTATTTTATTACTTTCTTTTTAAGAATGCACACAAAAACTATGCAGGCCAATCAAAGTTAATTTCTTTTGATGCATGTGCAATACAAAATTTATGTGCTTTCCAGAAATCAAACGCTTGAACATGGTCAACACGATACAAGCCATCACAATCACCGTCTTTGAAGACGTGGTTGTTTTCAATAGCACTCGACCTTGCTGCTTCGTATGCATCGTCTTGAAACCATGCGATATCTAAATAAGCCCAGCCGTCTTTTTTGGTCACTTTATCTGTAATTAAACCAAGTCTTAGGGTGTCTCCCCAAACTTGGCTAACTAAAGAATTAATCTCCATCGCACACCCCATAGACACCTTCGTAGTCGTTAGTAACCTCACTGTGATTCATGATAAGATTTTCTAACACCACAGATGTCGTAGGTGTATTGATTACGCCCAATGGCGCTGTATCTACTTGATTACTTGGTGCAAGAATCGCAAAAAACGAAACAATTGTTCCAAGCGCAAGCAAAATTGAAAACACTTTTATAAGATTGTTGAACATTGCATTTCTCCTGTTAACGATATATATGCAGCGAACGATCCATGTTCTCCAAGAACATGGATCGTTTTATATTAAATACCTGCTGCAGAGATTCTTGCGACTTCCTGGAATCCAGTCTTACGAAGATTTAGGAAAACAATGTGACCACAACCACCAAATCGATTCTTCTGCGTTTCAAGTACACGACACCCGCGGAGGTCTTCATCCTTTTCCTCAACAGACAGATGAATATGAGAATCGACCATGTGCTTAAGCTTGTTTGAGCCCGCCATCTTTCCATCCTTGGTAACCTGTCCGATTACAAGAATGTTTACAGCATGTTCTTTTGCATAGTTGGTAATCATTTGCAATGATCGCTCGCAAGTTGCAGAAGTAATGCGACCACTCTTAAAGTAGCCGTCGTTCATACACTGCAATGAGTCAACAATTAGAAAGAAAGGACGATCAGGATTCTGTTCACGAACCTTGTCACAACCCTTAAGCAGTGTTGCAACATTGTCCAGCCCGCCGACCATGAAAGAATTTCGTAGTCGAAGTCGGTCAGAGGTCATCTTTACCTGGTGAAGTGACTCTTCAGCTGTGTTAAAGACAACTTGTGCTCCGTGACCTTGCAAAGAATTTGCAAGAGAAAGCATCATAGTAGTCTTTCCGCAGCCGGGCGTGCCAGTAAACAAAGTTACCATGGAAGGAGTAAAACCTTCACCGCCGATTACAGCATCAAAATATTCAAGACCAGTTGGGATCCTCTTCTTTAGAACATCCGGAACCTTGACGTCCTGGATTGAAGTTCCAAAAGGAATGTCATCGATTGTAACATTGATTTTCATATTTGCTCCTTACGTTAGCTTCTTTATTATAAATTAATTAGGTTACTTATGCACTCAATGCGCACTTAGTTTAAGCTTTCAAAAATAAACGTGTAACTGTCGGGAGAGTCTTCCCAGTACGAGATTCTATCTTGCAGCTTAATCATCTTCTTTTCTACACGAGACATTTCAGAGGAAACAAGCTTTTTAATTTTTGATCGCTGCTTTTCTGTTCTCGTAGGCCTGTTGGTAAGTTCAATCATTCGAGTTTTAAATTGTTCAGTCGCACGTTCAATTTCTTCATTTAGCGACTCAACATAAATATTGTTTCGAAGAATATATTTTCCAAATAGCGGAGTACATTTTTTCATTCCTTTTGCTTTGTTCATTCTTGACTTTCCTCGAGAACCATTTGCAGGAGGAAAAAAGTCGTCAGGTGTGAGTCCGTCAAAAAAGAGAAAGCAAAACTTTTCAAAAGATTCGTCAGCTAAAATATAGACATAATCAAGCTTACCTTTGTTACAGATAGTATCCCAGTCAGTTCTAAAATCATACGTAACAGAGTTTCCGCTTCTCGATCCACTTGTTAGTTTACACTCAAGCTCAGCATTGATTTCATCAATGACAATGTCAGGCTTTCCTGGCGCGCCATCAGAAGAAACACCACTAAACTTCTCAGACAAAATTCTTGCTGTTTCTACTTCTTGTGACATTGAAACAAGTGCATTTCTTCGACCAAGATTTTCACGAAAATCGTATTCCCAAGTATTATACACTGATTCTAAATCGGATTCAAAACCTTTCATTCTTGCAAGAATTCTAGCAGCATCATTTTTTGTAATGTAATTCATGTAACCTCCTGTAAGTTTTATATTAGCATATTTTTTATACCTAAGCACTCTACATTTTACTTATTCTCTATTGTCACTTCTAACAATTGAGTCGATATACCCAGTAGGAACTTTGTAAATCAAGACATGTTTGTGCTTAAATCGCATAGGAATGTGTGACCAGAGATTTGTTGATAGATTTGTGTCTTCCATTTCAACAAAAATACTAAACACATTACCTGTTTCTTTTACATGAAAGGCATTTTCCCAGTACTCAACAAGTATGTCAGTAAGCGCAACAATCTCAGCCGACTTCACTAGAATCTCTCAAGAAGTACTTCTACTTGCTGCTCAACTTCTGCATCTTCCATGTCAGTAAGCTTTTGCTTAATCTTTGCAATTCGAAGTGCGTATTTAAATGCCTTGACGTCAAGCTGATCTTTGTATTCTGCAAAAAGCTGTTTCTGGTATTCTTTTAGTTCTTCTTTTTCAGACTCAAGCTGTTTGACTTTTACGATAAACTCTTTTAAAACTTCTGTATTTGCCATTTTACCTATCCTCCGGTTTCTTAAATGGTGTGTTAAGTGCCTCATAAAGGTCCTCTTCACTTTTAAATTCTACAACATTACCTGTAGATTTACATTTAAGACCATACTGGGAGAGTGAGTAGCCCATCTTTGTTGCCTTGCGACGGAGTGATACGTTATGATATGCACTGCCTGTCCACATCTGTTTAAATGTGCCGTAATTGTTTGGTGTGGCAACATAGAACTCTGTCTGGACTCCACGAAACAGTCCGGTTTTGGCAGGTTTTCCGCTCTTTTGGTGTCCAAACATGCGGACAAAAAATTCATTAAGCTTGTCTGCAAGTTCAGAATCTTGAGCTGGCACAACAACAATGTCTAGATCACCGCAAGTCGGCTTTAGACGTCTTGCGCTCCCGCACAAAATGACACTCTCTACAGACGGCATCTGGTCTACAATCTCAGAATATAGACTCAGCGCCGTTTCTCTACTAATTCGTTTTCCGCCATGAGCTTTGCCACCCATAATAACCTCCTTGGTGAGATTATTTTAAATTGTATTAATGCAATATGCACTCAGGTCAATATTGTGGAGCACCAAGAAGGCCAACAGCATCAAGCGCGGTGCCAGACCCAGAGTATTTCTCCGCGATTTTAAGTGCAGCTGTGTATGCTCCTTCGTCGTTCATTTCGTTAAAACCTCCGAACTCTTGAGCAAGTGCATCAAACAAGACATCTAAGACCTTCTTAAGCTCCTCGCCGTGGAGTTCATTATCAGTAACATCCATAAACTGACCTGTAGCGAAATGGACCTGGTATCTCTTTCCTCCTACTTCAACGTAGAAGAGGTCGCCGCGTTCTGCGTATTGCCCGTAGTAGTCATATTCAGTGTTTCCCGCTGTGCACCAGTCGCAAGGTTCTTTTGAAGGCCAGCTTTCTCCTTCATCTTCACCGCGAGGTGCAGGTCGATTACTACCCACAAGCTTTGCTGCCTCCCTGTTTAGGATGTTAGCAACAACAACACCCGCGGCGTCAGGTTTTGTATAGTATCCGGTGTTAGGATTACGTGTCTTTAGGTAAGCTGAACCTGGTGTATTGTTTGCGTACAAACTGCCTCGGTAAAAATTTAGTCCTGCTTTCGCCACTCTAGACTCTTTCTGCCGGATTGTCAGGCTCATTTCCGACTCGTCGCCTTCTTTTTCTCGATCAATAGCGTTACGGATTTCGCTTATTGCTTGACTTATTTCAACATGCCCTCTGTAGTCTGTGATCTCTTGCGCATTGTCAGGTAAAAGATGACGATACTGAAAAAATAGTTCTACGTCGTTTGTCCAGTTATCCATTCTTCTAAGCATTCTTATGTCACTGATCTTTCTAGGCAGATTTCTTTTATACCTGCTAGCATGCAAAATAGATCGGCTCATCGAATCTAAAATAACAAAAATTCTCCAAGTTATTGGGCTAGTAATTACTTTAAGCTGTGACCAGTCTCCAATAGGCGCGTTCATATAATCATCATAGAGACTCATGGCAGTATTATTAGTCATGTCTTGTTTTGCGGTTTTCAAAGCCCAACTTAGAACTTTGCCTCTGTTCACATCTCTAATTCTTTCGTCTTCTCCGCGACCAATGAGATCCCGAGGGGTGAGTCTGTCGGACTCCACGATGTCGGGGATGTTACCTATAAAAAGCAGGTCTAACTTCTGAAGTGCTTCTTTTACAGTTGGGTTTGTATAGGCTGCCTCCATGTCTTTACTAATATCAAAGTCGTGTTTGCTTATTAAAAAACTGCGCAGCGCATCTATTGGTTCAGGCCGCATGTTGTCGAGGGTGTCAGTAGCTTCTAAAGGTTCGTGAAAACATTTCCATATGAATGAACGATACATCTTTAAGATTTTTTTAACAGCACCTTTTTCGACTTCACTGTATGACATGCCCTCTGTCAGAAGGCTTTCTACTAACAGACTTAGATTTCTTCTACTGATTCTCATGTAGATAAATATGACTTGCTAGATGAATCTTTTCAGATCTCGCAAATCTTTTTTGTAGAATTCTTTAGGTGTAGTCTTCTCGATCTTTTCGCGTTCTTTCTTCAGACTAACAGCTCGCTTCTGTAGTTCTTCCCACTTCTCCTTTGTAAGAGAGTGAACAGGCATGTCAAGCAAGTATCGATAAGATCCTTCATGTTTTTGAATGTCAAGAGGTGACAGATCTTTTTCAACGTCTGCTTTCTTTCTGTTGCGCAACTCTAGCTTCGCGTCGATGATAGCCTTGATGAACTTGACACGATTGTTGATGACAAAAAGATCACGATCAATCTTGTTAAGTAAGTACTCTTTTCGCTTGACGTAGTAACCTAACCGGAAGTCTACAAAATAAACAAGCAACTCTTCAGCAGTCTCAAAAATTTTAAGCCCGCCTTCTTCATTTAGCGTTGTAATGTTTTCTGTTTGACGCTCTTGAAGTTTAAGCGTGGATTCGAGCTTGTTTTTTGCAATAAGCGCTTTTAACTTGACACGCTGGAATTTTACAGTGTATTTGACACGGTCTGACGATTCATCATCATAACCCGTGATAATTCCTTTCTCTTGAAGCTTATCAAGGTGTGCTTCATATTTTTCATATGTCCAACTAGGTGGAATTTCATTAATGATAACAGTCGAAGTATTCTTTACGCTATAGTCACCATGAAAAATCCAGCTGCGTGGTGTATCAGGAACAGGGATAACGTTACCGTAAAATCCGTTAATCCATGGCTTGAGTCGTTTGATCTTCCTGTTCGACAGATGATCCAGGCAAGCTTCGATGATGTCAGATGGGTTACGGTTCAAGATGTTGGTTGCAAAGCCTACAGCGATCCCTGAGCCTCCATTAAGCAGTACTGTGGGAACAATCGGGAGGAAATACTTAGGTTCAATTTCCTGGCCTTCTTCAAACTTTGGAGTTGTTAGCCCAAAGTCCATGTATAAGCGTCGAAAGTTGTCATTAAACTTTACGCCAATATAGCGAGGTGCACCGGCTGCTGGAGACCTAAGTGATCCAAACTGCCCGACACCTTGAAAGATAGGCATGGAGTTCTTGAATGTTTGAGTCATTCCGATAATGGTTCCGTCAAGAGAACCGTGATGGAAGAATGAGATTGCTGCTGCTTGCCCACCAAGCTGAAAGACCTTCATTGCTTTTTCTTTTCCAGTCTTCCAGAGCTTGTGAGAGGCGTAAGCAATCTTGCGCTGACTTGGTTTAAAGCCGTCTACTAGGCTTGGGATGGCACGATTTTCGACAACGTACCTTGCGTATCCAAGATATTCAGTATCGAAAAAATCTTGTGCTTTTCTTTTGACTGCACTCATTTATTCTCCTCAATAGGTTCTGTCTTAATCAGAGTGTGATAAGATGTATTAAGTTCTCGAAGACCTTTCTCACTTAGAATCAGCCAGTGATGTATATTGCTAATACGTTTCTTCCCAAAGTACATTCCGGTATCGACAACATTACCGTTGTGATCTACGACATAAACAATGTCGCCGTCTTTAAAGTTACGCATGGTCATTGTTTGTCCCTGCTTAAAAGCTTTTTCTAAGTCGACTAGATCAGCAAGTGTATTGATAGAGTTTAAATCGTAGACGAAGTCTAAATAAAGGATGTCCCCAGATGGCATGCTCATTGGCTGAACTGAAATAACTTGATGGGCTGTCAGTCCTCTAGAGTTTTTGTTCATGACACCTTTTTTACGACTAGCTTGACAGATCGCTGTGCTTCGATTTGATAGTCACCAAAGCGATACTGAAATTTATCAGTCTCTTCTCGTGCTTCACACGACGCAGCATTAGTGTATTTATTATACTGCGACTCAACAGACTTTTTCAACTTTTCAGTCACTCCGATTTCATGCAACTCTTTCGCAAACCTGAGCATAAGTTCTTCGTATTTTTCTTTGTTCATGGTCATTCTACGTTCTCCTCGAATGTGCCGTCCATATCGACAGCAAGATAGGGACCATCATCTTGACTGGTCCATTCAAATTCACACAGGTTGTTTTGTAGATGATCTCCCAAGCTGGTATATCCGTGCTTACAAAGCCAGTCACAAATAGCTTGTTTCAGTTCCCTTTCAGTAAGGTAGATCGATTTGATAGCTTTAACTTTCATTCTTTTAACTTCCTATACATTACATCGGTTCTTAGCACATACTTCGTTCCGCTTGTTGCTTCTCGAGCTTCGTGCAGATAATTGTGTTGTGTCATAAAAGCTGCCAAACCTGTCTTAGGCTTGATCTCTCCATCGATAAAAGAAGTCTGACCGCCTTTAAAGTCTTCGTTTAAATACACAAGCATTGTCACCCAACTTTGTTCAACAAGTGGAACCCTCTCAAAGCTGCCATCATAATGTGAGGCAAAGTACTGATCAGGACCTGAATACCTGTATATCTTAAAACGTTCATTAAGACCAATGCACTCCCACCCAGGGTTATGCAATCTCGGATCGTTCTTAATTTTTTGAAAGAGTTCAGATGCAAGGCCCGGGTTATCAAAGATTACTCGGTCATTGTGACGATACTCAATTCTAAGAACTGGCCCAGCAGGTGTTGTGATTGTGGCTTTTTCAAAACCTACCTCTTCAGCATAGTCAATCATGTTTTGGCAAAAATCAGTCGTTGCAAAGTTTTCAATTTCCCATCGAAGCGGTTTCATTCTTCGTTCTCCTTTACACGAAAGACTCCGTCTTCTTCAATTAAAGTCTTTGGTTTTCCATGTCTTTCAATAAGAACTTTCCAAAATCCTGGACTGGTAATTGAACACTCTTTCTTGAAGTAGCGCTTTAACCACTGGTGTCTTGCCCAGCCGCCAAAGACACTTGTTGGCTTGGGCACAAAAACAGATTCAATCTTATTTCCTAGAACATCAATGTTGATTGATTCAATAAACTCACAGGATCGAAAAGTAGTCATGACTGGACTTATAAAGTTTTTGTGGATTGACCAGTCTTCCCCTTCAATGTTTATCTGGGCACCGCACTTGCACGGGTTGCACGAGTGAGAATCTAAAGGTACGTCCAGCTTGACTATTGTACCTACTGCTCCGTCACGCTTCCCCGGATGAGACATTTTGACTTTGTCACCGACTTTCATTCTTCTGCTTGCACAGGATCTGTCTTTTTAAAATATAAAAAAGTCATGTTGCCTTCGTAGTCTTCAAATTCCATTTTTTCATCGTAGTCTTCGGAAGCACTTACACGAATAAATGGGCCGTCTTCAACTACAGGATTTCCTTTTTTGTAGTATTTAACTGCACTTGTTAGACGGTCTCTAGTCAAAGTTTTTGTCTGTTTGGTGTAAGTTCCGTCATACTCTTTTTTAAATGTAACAACTACTTCATTAGATTTGCTGATACCTTTGATCCCTGCTTTTCCTGCCATATTCTATTCCTCTTTTTTGTTTATAATTTTTAATTGAACTGACTGCTCTGCTGTATAGTGCCAGTCTCCTGGCGTTTCATCCCAAACAACCACAATGTAATTTTTTGTAACCTTTATGACCGTACCTGATGGGTTGAGATGATTGAGAACTTTTTCTTTTGTTACTCGGTCGCCAATTTTCATTCTTCATCCTGCGTTTCGTCAACTTCTTCGTCGCTTAGATCACGACCAAGAATCTTCATTTTTCTATGAAGTGGATTCTTTGAAAACCAGTGGTTGAGCGTCGAGTGAAAGTTGTCGCCTTTTTCGATAACAAACATCTTTGGGTCCTTGATAATCTCTCTGTATTCTTCATCTTCAAGCGCAGCAAGACCCTTTTTGTATTCAATCTCCCAACCTTTGATTTTTGATTTGTTTGAAACCCAAGGCTCAAATTCCTCATTTGTATAGAAAGACTTCTTTTCTTTACCTTTCTTGGCAACAACAATTGGGGTGACAACTCTGCAAATCATCTCTTGCTCAAACATCTCAGGCCAATATCGGCCAAAGAAATTGATAAGAAGGCCTGCAATTGAGTCACCATCAGGATCAGCATCTGAGTAGATAAGAATCTTACCATATCGAAGATTTTTTGCTTCTTCGCCCAACTTAAGACCAATAGCGCCTAGTAGCGATGTTACCTCTTTGTTCTTGACAACCTTAAGTGGGCTCAAACCAGAAACATTGATAAACTTTCCACGAAGAGGAAAGGCACCCTGAAGCTTTGGATTGCGATACTTGCGAAATGCTGAAGAAGCAGAGTCACCTTCGAATATTGCTAAAGAACAGTCTTGGCGCCGTGTTCTGGCTTTTGCATCAATAAGCTTAAGAATCTTAGACTTACTTAAAGACCGATTGAGTTTTCTCAACTGTTTCTTTTCTTCGGCAATAGCTTTCTGCTGCGCCCAATCAAGAATTCTTTCAACAATCTCAGAACCTGCAATTTTCTTAATAACTGCAGGAGAAAATTCAAATTCTGAACCGAATTGTTTATGTTCAGTAATAAGCTTTTCTTTCGTCTGCGATGAAAAGATAGGATTTACAATGTCAGCTTGGACAAACAAGAAGATATGATTTTTAATCTCTTGCGGTCTTACATCAATCTTGTGTTTCTTCTTAATTAGTGCACGAAGATGTGTAACAATCTGGTTTGCGATATAGTCAACATGTGTGCCTCCGTCAGAAGTCTCAACTGAATTGACAAAACTGACATGTTGCATTGAACCATGTGAGGATGCAATTCCAATTTTCCATCGAGGCCCTTCAACGTAAATCACATCTTCAGAGTACAACTTGCAATAATCTTCAAAAGACTTGAAAGAATAGTCTTCTTTGTTAAAAGTTACTTTTAGTTTAGGATTACATGCCGCTAAATCGATGACTCGTTTTTGAAGCATCATCATGTGATCTTCGTCGACTGTTTTCATTTCAAAACGTTCAAAGTCTGGCATGAAAGCGATTTCTGTGTAGCCTTTTTTTGATTTCGCTTTTGACACTTCAGCCGTATCTTTACTTGTCATGTTGTTGGCAAACTTTTGAGAAAAAGCTTTCTTTCCGTCGCTAGTCCTTATTCGAAAAGCTTTTGAAAAGATATTTGTGAGTGTTGAGCCGACACCGTTGGTCCCTGCGACTAGGCGTTCTTCGCTATCGTCAAAGTTTGAACCTGCTTTTAGGTTGCTAAAAATTAGTTCTGGAATCCATTCGTCATGCTCGGGATGCTTGTCAACAACGATGCCACCGTTATCTTTAACCAAAATGGCACCCTTCTCAGGATTTACTAAAACATCAAGCTTGTTAAGCTTTCTTGGGTTTCGCCTGTGTTCATCAACAGAGTTTGACACAATCTCGTCAAAAATCTTTAGAAAAGCTGGATTGTATGTGACACTTTCTGTCTTAAACTTGGCGCCATCATAAACAGAAATGTTGTCGGTTCTGTGTTTAATAGAGCCAACATACATTCCGGGTCGAAGCAAAACATGCTCAATGTCAGTTAGCTTTTTATATTTGAGTAAATCAGACATGATTCCTTAGTGCATGAAAGTACAATTATATTTTACTTTGTTGTTGTAAAGTTTACACACAAAGTTTTACACATTCTTTTTCCGAAGCTGTTTTACTTCGCGCATCATTTCTTGCATCACACGGAACGCTTCAGCGTTACCCTTCGCGTCATTGACAGGATTGTGATCGTGAACAGTTTTACGAAGATGTTTCCACTTTGCGCGCATGTTACCCATCGCTCCGCAATAAACATCACCGATGCGACGAGCTGAGTATCCGAAGGGGTTCTTGCCCAGGTAAGCGTGGAAGTAGTAGTTGATCCACTGCCAGTCGAATGCAGGATTGTCAGACATAAAGATCGGGCGTGAACCTGTGTTGTTATTCAAGATCCACTGCTCGAAGTCTATCATAGCCTTGTGCGGATCTCCGTATCCTTCATGAGTTTCTCGATCAGGACACGAGATCTGCAGAGCTTCTAGCTTGTAATTATTTGTAATTGGAAAAGTTTCTCTATAAAAAGTGGTTTCGAGCTCGTCGTCAAACTTGACAGCTCCAAAACTTACCATTGAATAGAGTCCTGGGCATGGTCCATCTGCTTCTACATCAACAAAAAAATAACTCATTCTTCGTTTATCTTTCTGAGGGGGATAAACAAGTCGAAGCCGTTGTCATTAGCGGGGTGATTTATCTCTGCCATATGAAATGATTTATGTTTCTCTCTGATATAAAGAAAACAATTTGCACTCTTCACCCACCTAGCAATTCTGGTATTTCGACAGATGCCGTAGTAATATGACTTGTCTTGTAAGTCTTTGAGAGGTATCATCCCCATCGACTCAAGTTCCTTAAGTTCATCACTACCTAATCGTCCTTTCGAACGAATGTAATGTCGAAATTCTATGTATTTTTTCTGCTTCTTATTCATTCTTCGTTCTCCTTTAATTCAAGAAGTTTCTTCCTTGCGCTAATGCAATCTTGATTTCGATGCGGAAAAGTTTCCCAAGTTGTCTGATCGTTGAACTCAATTCTTTCACAACAATTGTGGCAAACAGTATAAATTCCGTCTTCAAAAAACATATTAGTTAAAGAGTAGAGTCGAAAAACCCGACTCCAGAGGACTATTTTTTTCATTCTTCGTTCTCCTCAAGATACCCTTCGTCACAAGACCGAAACTCTACGATTGTAGGTGGGCCAAGATCAGTAACCATTTCTTGCAAACCTTTGCGAAAGTCCAAATCAGCTGACGTGATAAAGTATCCGCCTGGCCAGCCAACAAAAATACGATCTTCGCTCATTTAACAATCTCCTGCAGGATGAATGACTGTGTAACACACGCTGTACATCGATTCTTTGCTTCCGTCGGGCCACTCGACAGTTAACATTGGCCCGAAGATTGGTTCTTCGTCGTCATCATCATACCTTAGGCCAATTACGAGGCCGGGCGGTTTACCAAATTTTGTGGCAGTTTTGACCTGAACCGTGTCGCCGACTTTTATTGCCTCAGCTTCGCGCCTAAGATCTCCAAAACTTTTAACCTTTATCATCGTCATCTCCGCTTGATTCTTTTCCTAAAAACACTGCGTAAATTCTGTTCAAGACAAAGTCGAACATGTCAGGATTTGTGTCTGGTGTTGCGATCATTGCAAGCAAACGTCGAAGTTCTGACTTTTTCATTTCTTCTCTCTTTCAAGTCTTGCAATTTCGAAGCCTAGATATTGAGCAGCCTTTCGTAGATCTTCTAGGGGGTTATCAGACTTCTTTCCTGAGCGATTGATATACTTCAAGACATTGCCTAAACTAAAGTTTAACGCCCAAGCCTCAATGACTTTTATTGCCTCGTATTGATTGTCTTTACCACCGTAATGATCTGGGTGGTCAACAGCTTCTTTCTTCAATTATCGCTCCAAGAATTGCTTTGATGCTTCATACAGCACGATGTTG